TGAATAAGAACCAGCTTGTTTTCTAGTATCTGTAATTGTTCCTAAGTTTCCACCTGAACCAACTACTGATAAAGTTACACTTGGATTTAAAGAATATTGATAAATTACTTGATCTACTATCGAGTCAACCATTGCAGTTGACATTTCTCTTAAATTTCCACTTACTTCATATAAAGGTTTTCTAACTGCCATAATATCTCCATTATTTAATATTAATAAATCTATTTATAATATTTTATGCTCCTGCTCCATATAGTGTTTTTACAACTACACCTGATGAGTTTAAAATCTGTAGTGTAACAACGTTTTTAAGTTGATCTTGCCCAATTGCATCATTGGCCATATTTGCTTCCCCAACTGTATCTGTACCAATCATTGTTCCTGTAACAACACCAGAACTGCCTGTAGTTACAACTGTACCTGTTTCATTTGGTAAAGTTATTGTTCTATCTGCTGTAGGATCTATAGCAACTAAATCAGTTTCAAAATTATCGTCTGTAGTACCTTCAAAAACAATACCATTGGAACTTTGTGTATAGAAATAACCAGAAGTTTGAATATTTGCATTACTTGTAATACTTCCTGAACTGCTATTAATAGTACTTACTGTTAATGTTCCAGTTACAGTTAAACTATCATTAACTGTAATTAAAGATGTATCTGATGAACTAATTGTATTACCAGCAACTTGAATAGTTCCTAACGAATGTGTACCAGTTCCTTGTGCAGTAAATTCTCCTGTAATTGTTACATCACTTGGTAAAGAAAATGTAATTGTATCTGTGGCAGAAACTACAGCATTAATTTGATTAGCTGTACTTGCGAAAGTAATTGCTTGAGTGTTTGAAATTGATTGTGTATTAGAGCCATCAGTAATATCAAATGATAAACTTCCTGCAATAGATGAATACAATTCATTTACAGCACCAATTACTGATGTTGCAGAAATACTTGGATTTAATGCACCAATATCACCAAAATCGTTTTCAGATAGAGCATTAAACTCCGTTCTAAACGTTTCAAGTGTATCTGTTGCTGCTATTGTTCTTGCGGCCATTATTTTTTAATTACCTCTTTTAATAATTTTTTAATTTCAAATAATTCACTCTTTAAAGTATTTATTTCTTTTACTGTATCTCTTAATACATCACTTTGTTTTTCTCTTGCTTTACGTCTATTCATATAAAGTTGATATTCAGACTTATTTACATTTACAATTGCGTTAGAGTTTGTATCTCTTACTAAACTTGCAAAACCTTCAACTTGTAATTTACTCATATTAGATAGCCAATGCAATTCCTCTCATATCTCTTAATACTGGCGGATATGCTGAATTAGTTCCTTTCATTACTATTTTAAGTTGGAATGATGTAAAGTCATGTATATCACTTGCAGAATATTTGTATTCTCTAAATGTTGTATCATCTTCAGCAGGAGTAATAGATGCGTCAGGACTTCCGTCTGTGTTAAATGGTGTCCAACTTATATCGTCAAGTTGTCTTTCTTCATCTGGTCCTGAAACTCTATAATACATTTCTACTTCAGATGTTGCTCTAATATTTGCAGTTAATCTTATGTCTAATGCCTTAGAGTTATTTTCTAAAATAACTGGTTTAGTGCAGTACACAGCAGCTGATGATGTTCCTGTGTTAGTAATGTCATCAACAAAATCTGGTGTGTTACTTGATGTAGCACTATTTAATCTATTTGAAATTGTAAAGATACTCATTCTTTGAGTATCTAATACTGGAGAAAGTTTAGTATTTGTAGTAGTCATTTCTAAAGTTGTAAAGAATGATTTACCACCAACGTTAGCAGCAATTGCTAGTGCAGTATCTCCAGACTCATTAATTTCACTTGCGACCATTTGAGGTGCTGTAAAGGCAATGTTATCGTTATTAATTACGGCAACTTTATTTGCAGCTGTTGTTAAAGTAAATTCTGATTCTGAACCGTGTATTGATTTACCTGTAGTTGTTCTTACAAAGTAATCTACATTTGTACCAGGCACTACCATTGTTTGTATACCACCTAAGTTAAGTACATCAAACAATCTATTTTGTGTTGCAGTAACAGCTGTGCCACCAATATCACCAGTAGCTGTTGCAGTTCCAGAAGTTGTTATATCGTAACTATCTAATGTAACGTTTGAAATAGATGTATATGTTCCATTAATATCACTATGAGCAATACCGTTATATGTTCCACTTGGAACACCAGCAATTGTAACTCTATTATTTGTACCATGCATTCCGTGATTTGGATGAAACACTCTAATTACTCCAGAGGCATTTGTTGTTCTTAAAGGATTAGTTTTAAGTGTTCTTGTTGGTAAAGTATCGTTAGTTAGTGTAACCGTACCTGTAACGTTACTAAATTCTGCTCTTCTTAATTTAAATTTCATATCTTCATTTTGTTCAGCAGACCATGTCATACCGTTTTGAGATTTAAACATCACACCAGCATATGGTTGTGATGATATTGTTCTATTTGAGTCTAATGATGTTTCACCTATTCTTGCTACGTAAGCATTATAATCTTGTGAATTAGCCATTACAACAAAACAATACTCTACATTGTTTTGTATATAAACTGGACTAGAGAATGTAAATTTAGTTGCAGTTGTACCATCTGTACTTGTATTTACTGAACCAGGATTTAAAGTAACTTCTGAGAATGGTAATATTTTTTGACCAGGATAACCATTTACAACATTTCGTATCTGTACTGTAACTGGAATACTACTATCTTTTGTTTGAAAGAATAAATCTATTGAAGTTAAGAATACGCCACCCTCATCATCAATTAAAAAAGTTTGAGCAAGTGGATCGTGGTATGCAATTTGTCTTTCACTTGTTCTTGTAGATGTTCTTGTGATAGATTGATTTTCTGTTACACTTCTCATTTCAACACGAGCTTCTCTACTTGATAAAATAGTTTCTCTTACAGTTTCTAATAAACCTCTTGCAATGTATTCAGCATTTGCAGCTGTTTCCACATCCGAGTTTGTTTGACTATTTGTAGATGAACTTGTTAATCTGAATAATCTTTGACCTGTTCTCCATCTAGGATTTGCATCCACTTTTGGATCAGGTATAGCAAATGTACCTTCAACTTTACCATTTGCGTCTGTTATTAAATTACCACCTAATGATCCTCCGTCAGGCGTAACATATGAAGCAATATCTATGTTATCAAAAAATGGATAAACTCTTGTATTTGGCTTTAATCTTGTTGCAGTAAATGTAATTGTTTTACTTCTAATAAATGGAACAAATGCAACTGAAACAACTCTATCACCAATTGATGTTCTAACTGTTTCTGGTATTGCAACTGCTCTAATACCTGTTCTTGTTTGTGATACTTGTTGAGCTGTGGTTACTTCTTCTTTTGCCATGACTCTCCATCCATGACCACCTCTTTTCTTATACGTATCACCAACACGTCTTCTTTCTGTTTCAACAGGTCTTCCTGTCCATGTATCTTGCCATGAATTCCAAACTGTTGACATAGGAAACTCAGATAATTGTCCACTATTACCAGTTTGTTTTGTTAAGTTATCCCAACTACCATTAGGATTATTAATAACTAATTCTGGCGCTCTTTCTGTTTCTTTCCATTCATCACCTGGAGGTGTTAATTCGATTGCACCTATCCATGTGAATATACCAAATGGATTAACATTGATAGCTTTACTAGCATAAGGTTGATCTATCAAAGTTTGTTCTATATAAGGTAAAGTTATTAGATCACCTGTTTTAGTATAGTTTGCATTTGCTCTATCTGTTGCAATAATTTCTGTACCATCATCATCTCTTTCAATAAGTTTTACAGCGTCTTCATGGAATGTAGGTCTCATTTCACCGTTTGCATAATCAATTGAAACTTTATAATCTCTATTACCCACGTCACCAATATTGTGACCAGTAAAATTATCTACTACAAATCCATTTTTAAATCTATCAAAACCATCAGCATCTTGTATTTGTAAATTTTGTGCAGCTGTTTCTAACAACGAAAGTTGAGTGTAGTATTCAACAGTATCTATTCTACTTTCGATACGGCCGATATCTCTCATTGTATATCGTTTATTATCTACATGTTCAATACCAACTTCAGATGTATCTAAAGTATATGCAGGTAAAAATAATGTGTAGAGATGCATTGCATTATCTAACTCTCCAGGCACTCTTGGAGATGATGAACTTGCACCTTTTAAAACTTTAAAGTTACCATCTTTATCTAAAAATATTTTATCAACTCTTCCTAAATAGTATTCAAAATCTGATCTTACGTCTGAATTAAATTTAATTGGTTGTACTACTGAAGCACCTGAACCATCAAATGATCTGTCTTGTACACCTGAATCTATTGTTGATGCATCATCAACTCTTGGTCTAAAATCTAAACTATCTCTTAATTCATATCTAACACCTGTTGTTGATGAAGTGTAAGATGGAATATCTTCGTAATCAATAACACCTGAGTATGAATCAACATCAAAGTAATCACCTGAACTGTGAGAAAAGTAATCAAAATCAATTAATAATTGTCCTGTTGGTGTTACTTCACCTGATTTTAATTTAATTCTACCAATGTCATAGAAGTTATCTCTTTGACCGTTATCTAAATCAAATCTACTTGTAATGTCTGTATCACTTGTAGTTGCAGCTGTACTAAAATCAGCGGCCATGTAAATGTTATTAATTTTGTAAACATCAGCCTTTGCTAATCCAATAGTTCCACTTTCAATTGTTGCCTGTGTTGATACAGCAAGTGTTTCATTTGAATTTAATGTTTTACCTTTTGAAGTTCCTACAGATTTGTTTATAGTTAATAATGCTTTAACGTCATGTGAAGCGTAGTTAGCACCAAAGTCAATAGTTAATTGTGTTTTAGCAACATTTAAAGAAAAGATTGCAGTTCCTTCATGGTTATTTCCTGTCAAACTTAATACATCACCTACAGCACCAGAGCCGCCAGAACCTAAACTTGTAATTGAAATAGTAAAATCATTTTCTGATAAATCAGCAAATGTTTCATCTACACCAGCAGTAAATGTTCCAATACCATCTCCAGTTAGTGATTTAATTTCATGTTTTCTAAATGTATAACTTGTATCTGAAGCATTACCATTTGCAGTTGTTCTTAATGTTTTAATATTTGTATAAGGAAGTTTGAATATAGAAACATTTTTTTCAGGTGATTGTGATTTTGCTCTTCTTCTTGTTACAATTGTTTTTGTAGAAGCAGCTGCAGTTACACTTGATAAAGTTAAACTTGAATTAGATATAATTGCCTCTACTAATTTTGTTTCTGTGTTACCACTATCATTTGTAAATGAAATTGAATCACCAACTTTTAATTCTTCAGTAAATCTTGTATTAATACCTTGTACATCAGCAGAACCTGAACCAACGTCAATTGATCCTGTTAACACTAAGTTATCTCCATATGTAGCATCTAATGCTGTATCAGCAGTAAATGTTGGACTACCAGACATTGCAACTTGTTTAACTGATGGTAAATCAAATGATGTAACACCTTTTAATCCTACAGCATCTGCTTGAATAACAGCTGTGTTACTTGAGGTGCCTCCTGTAATAGTTTCTCCAGCAACAAAGTCACCTTGTACGTTTGATATTACAACAACACCATGAGCGACTGTACCACCAGAACTCCATGCTGAAAAGCCTGAAGTATCTATCGAAGTCGTACCGTCTGTATCATATAATTCAAAGTCATTTGTGCCTGGATTTCTTACTGTATAAACGTTACCGTTTAATTCTGTCATACCTGAAACGCCAGTAATTGTAACTTGTTGACCTTCTTTAAAGTTATGTCCTGTAACTGTAACTACTCCAGGATTTGCTTGTGTAACACCTGAACCAGATATAGTTCCACTTTCTGTTGAAGAATATTCTTGTACAACACCTGTTGCACCTGATGTGCCACCTGTTACAATTTCTCCATCAGTAAATGATTGTGCAGTGGTTATATTTAAATGTTTAAACAAAACAATATCAAAAAGATAATGTCTGTAAATTGCACTGGTTAAAGATGAACTTGAAAATATGTTTGCTGATGCAGTACCAGCTGCATATTCAAAACCTCTACTTTTTGCTCTACCAATTGTAGTAATAGATGAATCTGATCCTGAGTTAGCACTACCACGTGAACTTGTAGCCACGTTATGTAGGGTTAATCCTTTAAATGGTTCAACACCTGATGCAGAAGCAATATCTGGTGTACCATAAACGTTTGTTACGTTAATATAGTTACCAATATCAAATCTTGTACTAAAGTTGTTTTGTGTATCAAAATCCCTAGCCTTATCTACATCAATATAAGTAGTAGCTATAGTATCTATTTCATATCCTTTTACATATGCTTTTCCAGGAGAAAATCCTACAGCAAGTTTAGTAGTATCGCCACCATTTGCTGATGTGTAGATACCTCTATTATTACCTAATGCTAAATGTTCTCTAACATCTATGTCAAATGGTTTTACAATATAGTCACCAGACTCGTCAAATGTTCTTCTTGCCAAAGTATCTTCTAAAACAGCGTACTCAGTTGATCTTACTTGATTTTGTAAAGTACCACTTGATAATCTTAATAATTCATAAAAGTTATTATCTTCAGTACTTGTTAAAGTTTTTTTAGCTAGTGTTAATTCTATTTTAAATCTATGAGCACCAGGTGCGTTTGTATTTGAAACACCTTGTGCATTATCATTTAAACTTGTGTCATCACCAGGTGTTACAAAAGATTCTGTAACCGTTAAACCTACTCTATAACTTGGAGTATTTGTATATTTGTCTAAGATTAATGTTTGAGCAGAAACTTGAACATGAAAACCATTAATGTAGTAAACACCTTGTTGTATTTGTGCAGCTGAACCAGTTGCAGTTGTATTTACAACAGCTGTATCACCCGATGAAGCAGTTAATGTTTCACCATCTGAAAAAGCAATTGTTGTATTATCTGTTCCGTTTGAATTAAAATACTTTACAAATAAAGTGTCTGGATCAGTACCATCAGTTGCAACAGCATTTACTACTTTTGCAGTAACTAATGATGTGCCACCTGTTATAGTTTTACCAATATAATCAGCGATTGTTGAATTTGATTTAGATGTTAATTTAACAGCATAGTAATTTAAATCATATCCAATTTCACCTGGAATGACCATTGCACCTTTATCAAAAAGATGATCTGATAGTCTTTCTATTTGATTTTGTATTTGAGTTTGGGATTGAGTTAATTCTCTAGCCTGTACAGCAAATGCAGGTCGAAAAAGAATACGGTGAAACTTTTTTGACTCTGTAAAATCGTCATAATAAGGACTGACATTAAAATCAGTTGGACTTGGCATATATTTCCTCTATATTAAAACTCAATGATTAATTTTATATTTTCTGTTTGATCAGTTGCTCTTGTAATTTTTGTTCTGTTTTCAACATAGATAATGTCACCTGAGTCATGTTGTAATTCTGGAGCAGCATAACCTGAAGTAAATGTTACATTGTTTACTGTTCCACTTTGAGATGTTTCTGGTGTTCCAGTTGCACTTGAACCTTGACCAGTAATTACGTTTGCACCTGAAAATGCAGTTACATTTCCATTACTATCAGCACCAGCATCATTATGTCTTGTCTGAATGTAATATAAAATACCGTTTACAGAATCCCACTCTACAACTTTACCAACAGCACCTGTAGTTGCTTGATTAATTTCTTCATCAGCAGTAAATGTGCCTGGAGTTGGAGAACTTGCAATCTTCACAGCATATGTTCCTCTTAATGTTGCAGCTGAAGCAGCTGTTCCACTTGCGTTATTTGGATCCTTAATTAAAGTAATTTTTCTAAAATCGTTTGCAGCTGTAAAGTCACCTGAATTTGTACTTTCAGTTCCTTCTAAAGAAGTATTTAACATTACAAAAAAACCACCTAATTCTTCTACAGCATTTTTGCCATGACCACCTTTTGGTGGAATAATAACATCTAGTTCAGCGCCTGATCCAGCACCACCAGCATTTGTTGCTGTAATTATATCAGCGTTTCTAATATAACCAGATGTATATCCTGAACCTCTTGTTGTAACTGTAACTGCTGTAATAACACCTGAAGTTAAAGTTACTGAAGCAACTCCTCCTGTACCATCACCTCTTATTGGTATAGCAGTTATTGTTCCTGATGTTGCACCACCTGAAACTGTATATGCAGAACCACCAGCTTTAATTTTAATTACATCTAATGCACCATCAGTAGCAGCTGCCGAAACAGTTGAATTTGTAGATACACCCATAAAATCTGTAGATAAAAAGTTTGCTTGTTCAGATGCTGAAAGTGTGTACATGTACTTCCATTTATAATCGTCTGAAGTAGTAATTACTGAAGTTGATGTACCTGATGGTTTTTCAGTAGATGTACCATTATTATTATTATCTAAACATTTGTAAACATTGTAATCTTCAGTTACAACATAAAAAGTTGAGTCAAATAAAGTTGTTGCACCACTATTTGATGTAACTTTTGTTGATGTGTTACCAGTTACATATTCTTCATAGTCGTGTCTGTAAATATCGTAAACTGTTCCTGATGTCCAATTTCTTCTAGGTATTACAAATGATACATTTGAACCTGTAATTTTCTTTGCAGCTAATAGATCATCATAGTTTTTAAATTCGTTTAATACACTATCTGCTGGTGTAATTGGTGCAGACTCAGTTCCTTCGTAGTCTGTTCTTCCGTCTGGTCTTGTTAAAGTACCAAATTCTTGTGCTCTACCTATTCCTAAGTAGTAAACTGTCGGAGAAGCCTCAGAAAATGATTCCTGAAACTGTTCCGCATTGTTCATTCTAAATTTGTTTGTTATTATTGCTGGCATTTCTTATTCCTCATTTATATTTATAATCATTTTTATTACGTTCCTGATCCAAATAATGTTTTAACTATTGTACCTGACGAGTTTAAAATATCAAGTCTTACGGCACCTGACAACTCAGATGATGTGATAGTATTTGCTTGAATAGATGCAGTACCCGTAACATTGCCTGATCCATCAAAACTTGCAGACGTCCACACTACATCTCCTGTCATACCTATTGTTCGACCTGTGGCTAATGTAGTTGCTGTAGTAGCACTTGTTGCTGTAGTAGCACTTGTTGCTGTAGTAGCACTTGTTGCTGTAGTAGCATTACCTGTAACATTACCTTCTAAATTTGCGACAATAGTTCCTGCAGTTATTGTTAAATTACCTGTATCAGAAGCTGTGGCAGTTGTAGTACCTAAAATAAACTTATCTGCTGACTCATCCCAAGCGATTATGGCATTATCTCCAGTAGAGCCTCTTTCAATAATAATACCAGAGTCATTTGCATTTGATGATACACCTGAGTTTAACTCTAATAAATTATCTGTAACTGTAGTATTTGTAGATGATACTGTTGTTGTTGCACCATTAACTGTTAAGTCACCTGTAACTGTTACATCATTAGCAAAAGTTAAGTTACCTAAATTATCTCCTGAAATCCAAGTTGTAGTTGTTGAACCATCGTTACCAGCTATTTTTAATTGTCTATTGCCAGTAGCTGAATCTGCATCAACAACTCCAATAATTACATTACCATCACCAGTAGTAAGGGTCTGACCGGCACTTTTTCCAATAAGTGTATTATAATGAGCAGCATTTGTTATTGCAGCACCAGCTAAACTTCCAATTAATGTGTTAAAGGATCCTTCAGTAATTGAATCCCCAGCACCAGAACCAATCATTGTGTTTCTTGTTGCAGTAGTTAATTGTGTACCAGCATCTTTACCAACTGCTGTGTTATTATCTCCAAGAGTAATTGCATCTAAAGCTCCAATTCCAACACCAGTATTATTCTCGGCAGCGTTTAAAGTTCCTGTTGTTGCATTACCAATTAAAATTGAATCTGTAAAGTTAGTACCACCAATTTTTAACCAATCACCTGTAGGTGAGTTAATTTCAGGACTTGTTAAAGTCTTATTTGTTAATGTTTCTGTTCCAGTTAAAGTGACAAAACCTGCACTTAAAGTTGATCCGTCACCAAATGAAGTATAGATTTCATTAAAGTTGTCGTTAATTAAATCACCAGCGGCTCGAAGTGTTGTACCTGTGCCGTCATTTGCAATTGTTCCGATGTTTATTGTTTGTTTTGACATAACTCTCTCTTACTATTTATATGTTATCCTGCATCCATTGTAACATTAGTATTATCAAATGTTGTTGTTGTTTCATCCATTGTATTTTGTGATACATCGCCTATTTGTGCAGGAATTGTAAAGTTTGTTTTAAGTTTTCTTCCTTCTTCACTTGAAGTCATTAAAAAGATTGCATTTGAACCATCTAAAGATGTTCTTGTTCCTTGTACTTTAATATCATTTAATATTGCAAAAGTAATACCACTACTACTTAAACCTGAATTTGCAGTAACTCCAAATGCAGTATTAATAAATCTGTTTAAAACACCAAATCTTGGCCCAGCATATGCAAACCCTTGTCTTACATTTGTTAAACCACCTAATGAGTTAGGTAAGTTTCTTCTAACTCTACTTACATAATCTATATGTATAGGTTGTGTTTTTAAAGTAACATCTCTTGTTGTTTTATCAAACTGTGTAATTGTTCCATCATCTAAATCAGCTGATACACCTAATTTTGCATTTGCTCTTAATGTAGTACCATCGGTTTCAGTTCCTAATCTACGACCAACAATTGTAGAATATAATTTAGATAGAACTGATCTTAGTATTTCTGTAATACCAGAATTTATACCAGTGACTCTTCTTACTTGTGCATTTAATCTTGTTTCTACAGAAATCTCACCTTGAAAATAAAAACCAGCAGAGTGAAGTGTTTTAATGTAACTATCTCTCCATTCATTGATTGATCTTCCAACTCTAATAATGTATGAGTAGTCCTGATACAACAAACTATCTTGTATTCTCATTGTATCTTCAGACACCCAACCATCTTCATTTAAAAAAGTACCATCAGTTGTAATTGTTGCTGAAACACCAACTGTAGCTGTGCCTTGTTGCAATCTTCTTATTGTAGCTGTAGCACCACCAGATCCTGTAATTGTTATATCTGTACCAAATGTGCCTGAGGCATCAGATAATTTTAAAACATTTGTATTTGTGTTAAGTGAAACTACTGTTGCAGTTATTGTAGAAGAACCATCCGAACCTAAACCTGAAACACTTTCACCTATAGTAAAAGCACCCACTATATCTGAAACTAAAAGATAAGTTGGAAGAGTCACAGTTGGTAGTGGAGAAGCTTGATAATTATAACCAGCCTCTACAACGTTTATTGTTAAAGCTCTTCCTATTTCAGATCCGTATGCTAAAACTTTTGCACCAGTACCAGACGTTGAACTTATAGTTAATGTTGGTAATGAAGTAAATCCATTTCCATTATCAATCATTCTTACGTCTGTAATATCTCCGACACCTGTACCACTTTCTTGTACAACTTTGTCTCCATGATATGGATCACTTACAGTAGTACCACCTTCTAAAATTAATTGACCATCTCCTGTTCCATCTTCTAATGTAACGCCACCATTAACCACAGAAACTTTTGCTGATGCATTACCTGAACTAAAGTTAACAACATCACCCATTTCGTATCCTGTACCACCATCGTCAATTACAACTTCTTGTATAGAACCTGGTCCAACTGGTCCTATTTTTAATGAAGAGCCTGTACCTCCAGCTGTAAGTGCAATATCATCACCTTCATTATATAATGCACCATCATTTGTAATAATCTTATTATCAATAATACCTGTAATAGTAACAGATACAGTTACATCTGAGTCTGTATTGTCAACACCTGTAATTGTTTGACCAGCAATAAAAGTACCATTTACAGACGTATCTCCTAAAACTAATTCAACAACAGTGACACCTCCAATAATAAATTTAAATACATCTTCAACTACAGCTGTGGCCTGATTAATAGATGAACTTGTTGGATTATTTGCTTGAGTTATTGTTTGTCCTACAAGATTTGTAGCGTCTGAACTTCCTATTTCTAAACAACGTAATATTTTTTTTGTATCCCATTTACCATCGGATACTCTTAAAATATTATCTTTTGGATATCTTATTTCTGCCTGTTCATTAAATAATAGTTTAAAGAATATTTCACTTGCACGTTTTGTACCTTTTGCTTGATAAAGTGATTTAATATTTTTAATTAGGTTTCTTTTGTTAACATCATCATCTAGTGTATCAGGTATAGAAGTTAAAAATGAATTTCTAAATTTGGTTAAAAATCCTGATATAGTTTTATCCACATCAGCATAATCTAAAAGTTGTTGTATGTTTTGAACTGGATTGGCTCTGTACTTGCCAATATTTGCCTGAGCACCTGAAGATGAACCTGTAATTAATTCACCTTCTATAAATTTATTTTGATGTGTAACAAATAAACGAGAACCTGTATCTACATCTTCTACTAATATTGTAGCAGTAGCGCCTGATGTGGCACCTGTAATTAATTCACCGTTTAAAAAATCACCGTATGATGTATCTTCTAAAAGTATTCTATCTGTAGAATCATCTTTGTTTACATTTGTACCATCTAACAATATAAAGTTTGTTGCACCAGTGGCACTATCTAATTGAAGATGATCTGGATCACCAATGTTTGTTAAAGTAATTTCTGCTGATTCTAAAAGTTGATAATATGCTTTTACAAAGTCTAAAAATAATGGATGATCTTCAAGTACAAAATCAGGTACTTGTGAATTTAGAAGATTTGATATTTTATCTTTAAAGTCGGCCATTTCATTTAATAACTACTAGTCGTGGTATAACCAATACCAGCGTTTGCTGAGCCTCCAACTAATGTATCAGCCTCTACTGTGACCGAACTATTTGCAACATCTATTTCCAATATTTGATTTCGTATTGGAACTAAATCATTTGAATTTGGTTTTACTGTGATTTCAATAACTGTTGAAGCTGCACCCCTTATATTTTCTATGTTTGAAACATTTAAGGAATTTACTTCAACTAAACCTGTTAAGTAATTAATTGTGCCTTGTGTACTATTAGCATATGACCTTACAGAACCATCCATTCTATATCTTCTTACATTACCTTGACCATCATCATCTAAAAACCAAACGTTTGTGGAATCACCATCTATTTTAAATCCTGTTGAAGATAATATGCCGCCTTCAGCAGAAGCGTGACCACTATGAGGATTATATAATGCATTTGCAAAGTTAATTGTATATTTTGTAGAACTGCCAATTGTTGGTACAAAAGATTTTCTTAAACGTACTGTAGTTATATTTGATAAAATACTTTCATCTGTATCATCAATTAGACCTGTAAGTTTTGAATGTCTAAAGATTGTATCAAACTTTTGTAATGTGTTTGAATTGTAATTCGTAATAGTTGTTATTATATCAGATTTAATTGTGTCTGCTACTTTTGTTGTTGATTTTTCATCAAACTTAACTGTTGAAGTTAATAAAACATTTGTAATTTCTGGATCAATAATAACTGGTGTAACTGAAGCAACAGAATATTTTTTTAAGTCTGTTACTATTCTTGCCTTTGTTGACTCAGTAAGATTAGAGCCACTTGTTGGTAAAATAGAAATATAAACTCGACCATAAAAAGGTGTTTCAGCGTTTTCACCACCCCAAGCAGAAACTGATTGTGTATTTGCATAGAGTTGTTTTACTTTTGATTTATAATCTTCTATTGTTACAGCTCTATCTTGTGATGAATAAAAATCGGGAGTGTTTTTCTTTATACTTTGTAATGACTCTGGTTCAGCACCACCTTGTGCTGATGAATTTACTGTAACGGTGATGTCTGTAAATCCTGAAATTGAACCTGCAAGAGTAAATGCTGTAGCTCCATTTGCTTCTGTTTTATTGGTTACAACATAACTTACATTTATAATATTTCCATCATCTAATTTTTTACCAATTACACCATCACCAAAATAAATTTCGTATTGACCATCCTCTGCTTCTTGTAAAAAGAAGACTTTTGATGTGCCATCTAATTCTGTAATTGAGGTTGCTTTTGTATAAACATTTGTAGTAACATCAGCAGCACTATTTTGAATTACAACCTTAATTGTAGTTGTATCAACCCTATCACTTGAGATTAAAAATCTTTGATCAATGTCTTGTTCATCATAAGTGTAGTTGTAACTTACATAAGTTCCTTCATAAACATTTAAACTTTGTGCAGTATAAACTCCATCAATAGGTTGAACTGTGTTATCAGCAACTGTAACAAACGAATAGGTAAGATCATCTATTGATGATGTAAATTTTGTACCTGCTGGAATTGTTATTGATGATCCTGTACCATCGTTAATAACTAATTTCAAATCAGCAATTGGTGCTCGAGCAGAGTTAGGTGTGTAACCTACTAATTTAGCCAACGATGCCACACTTGATCTCAACTGTGCTGTATCTAAAAACATTTCGTTGGCAACAAAGTTAGCATTGTAAGCCAAGTAGTGTGTATTGTAAGCAAGTAAGTCTAATAAAATTGCTAGTGAACTTCCTTCAAAATCGTAATCTTTAAATTCGTTTTGATTTGATAAAAATCTTTTAAGTGAACCTTTTATATTTTCAAAATCTAATTCTGATATGTCTAGTCTGTGTGAACTCATTTTATCTTACTCTTTGTAAAAATGTTGATACTGAAACTGGTGCTTCTGTTCCGTTTATTAAAAACGAAACCATAATATTTAATCCATTGTTTTCTTCGTCATTTTGAACCACAACATCTTCTACTGAAACTCTTGGTTCATATTTTTCAATTGCCATAGCAACTCTATCTTTAATGATAACTAATAATGGTTCAGTTATATTTTCAAATAAGAAACCTCTTAAATTACATCCAAAGTCTGAGTTAAAAGGTCTTTCATATTTGTTTGTTAAAATTATATTTTTAACAGCTCTTTTAATTGCCTGTATATCAAAAACTTTTGCAACATCCTTTGTAGCAGGATTTTTAGTAAAACTCAAATTTAAATCACTATAGATTCTATTTGATCTTTTACTCTTATTAGTTGTTGTTGCATCATAGTTTGAGTAGGCCATATCAATATTTATATGAATTATCTGCCGTTTACTAAAACGTTTAAGGATCCAGAGATCATTGCACCACCATCAGCACTATCACCTACACGTCCCCAAGGTATACCGCCTATCAAAACACTTGGTGAACCTTGATTTAAAACTGCTGGGTGTGAAATACATTTTGGCGGGTCACCAGGGATTAAAATAGTATGAGGTGATGTAGGAGTGCCTCTTACAGCACCTATAATACCATTTGCTCTAACTGTTCTTACTAAAGATATTGCTAAAGTAGTAATTCCATCACATCCGTGACCTGTAGTTAATGGATCGCCCTCTCTAACTGCCATATTCTATTTTCCTTGCCCGTTATACGCTTTCCAACTACGTCTTTTTGATTTATTCATTGATGAAAACTTTGTACTTCGTTTTTTCTTGCCTAAAGATGACTTTTTATAGTTTTTTTCTCTAGGAACAAACGTTTTACTCATTTTTGCCATTATCTACCTATTTTCTTCTTTCTACCCATCGGTAATTGGATTGAACTTATGATTTTTTTGCCTTTTTTTCTAATATATTCATAACCAATCAATTGATTTTTAAAATTTTCTTGTACAGACTTAACAGCCTTCTTAAAACTTGTATCTTCTTTCTTTTCTTCTTGTCCTGATTCGTTCCAGAACAGAAATTCACGCATTTTTGCCATAATTTCCTCAATTTTTAGTTAATTTTCTACTATTTATAACGGTTTTTGTTCTACTTTTGTTCTATATACGCCAGAATGCCGACAAGCTACGGAAGAATCGGACAAATATTCCATTTTTTTGTTGATTTTTACATAAAAATACGGTATATTAATAGTATATGAAAAACAAAAACACAAATATGAATATGGCAATTGTTAGAAACGTTGCATATAGACAAATCAATAAAATAAACAAAAACATAAAAGAAATTATCGAAGTTGATAATGAACTTTTAGATATAATTAATATTAATATGAAAAATGCTATTAATAAAATTATACACGATTACAAAGTATATCAACAAACTGGTGTATATAAAATTAAATAATGAAAGGAAACACTATGAAAGACAAAATATCAATGATAAGTTTTATGATTTTTGTATTCAGTATGTTTTTTGCTGCTGGTGCCATTGAAGAAAATCAATTTTTTATGGGTGCCATGTTAGTATTGACTGGAATACTTACTGGAACATTAACTGCTGTATTACAAAAATAATGAATAATAAACAATTAAAAACTGCAATTAAAAAACTTGAAAGAAGACTTGCTTATGGAAACAAATTACTTAAAACAAAATCTTTATTTCAAGTAATACAAATAATGAAAACTAAAAAGGACAAATAACACTATGATAAAAGTATCACAAAAATGTAAAACACTTGAAGAAGGCATTAAGTTTATGATGGCTGGTGCCAAAGCTGACTATGTTGCAATGTCAACTAGTTATGGCAAAAAAGAACTAACTGGTTATTCATTAGAACAAACTAGTTTATGGGATAAAAAAACAAAAATATCACAAGGTAAAAAGTACATTAAAGTTGTACAAGATACTGGCGTTTTTTGTTTTATCGTAAAAGAAGATTTTAAACATTTTAAAAAAGGTGATATACTAAAGGCCGCTGGTTATAATAAACCTGCTTTAAACTCACCAAGAGGAAATGTATTAACAGGTAACTATCCAATTCAATGGACAGGACCTTTATATTTAAAATAACTAATAGGGAGTAATATTATGACAAATGAACAATTAAGAAATGAAATTATTGAAGTTGCAAAGAAAGTTGGTGCTACAGATGTTAACGTAGTCTGTGGTACTTTGTTTTGTAAATTTAACAATAGTATTGCCCATACAATGTCTGATAATCTTAAAACTGTTTTACAAAAGTTTTTTGACAAACGTAAACCATATGATACGTTAGTTAAAATGTCAGGTGCATTGCCTGATAATGAATATGCTTATGACTTTATGCCTGTGGTAGATTTTAGATTAAATGAATACGGAATTTAGAGTTACCCTTTAAGGGTTATTTTTCCTTACCGAGAGTTCTCTTTTGTTTTTGTTAATTATCTCTCGGTGAGGTTTTTATTTTATTTTACTTGTGTAATTGCTTCTTGTGGATTAGCCAAAGGCACTAAACCTAAATCAGTTAAGTAACCTCTATTACTAATTGCTCTTTTTGAAGTAAACTCTTTAATATATTCATCAATACCAGGTATGACACCTTTGTGTTGATTTTTTACATAAAAGAATAATGGTCGACTTATTGGATACGAACCATCTTGTATGGATTGTTTTGATATTGATTTACCATTGATTGAAGCTGCTCTTAATTTGTCTTTGTTTGCGTCATAGTAAGAATATCCTAATATACCAAAGTTATTAGGATCAGCAACAATTTTATTAATAATCAAAGTATCGTTTTCACCTGCTTCTATAGCAGCACCATCTTCTCTTAATAACGTACAATCTTTTTTGTTTGCTTCTTTAATTTCTTTAGGACATCCTTTTGACATCACTAAACTATTAAACGCATCCCTTGTACCTGAAGTTGGTGGTGGAACGAGTACCTGAATTTTAATATCTGGTAAACTTGAATCTATATCAGACCATTTTTTAGGTAAAGAACCTTTTGCTGATAAGGCCTGCCATAGTTGTTCTTGTGTAAAGTTTATAGGTTCATTTTTAAGTGAACGAATAATTGCAATACCATCTAAACCCACAATCACTTGTGAAATATCGGTAACACCATTTTCAAAACACATCTTTTTTTCTTTTGGTTTTATGGCACGTGAAGCGTTTGTCATATCAGGTGTATTTACACCAATACCTTTACAAAACAATTTCATACCACCACCTGTACCAGTCGATTCAATCACAGGTGTTTTAATACCCTTTTTACCTACTTTTTCTGCTACGACTGTTGAAAATGGAAATACGGTTGAAGAACCAACAATTGATATTTGATCCCTTGCATATGATATAGTTGTCATCAAACTCATTATAAAAACTAATAATAATTTTCTCATTTAGGTTTCCTATGTTTTACTTTAGAGATACGAGCAATAATATGCTCAATAGTATTTAACAATAGGAAACCGACTGTAACAAAAGTTTAATATGGATAAGGTCCAACAATTAATGCAAACGCAACTAATAATATAATAAGTGTTCCTGTAACGTAGTAATTCATAGGAAACCTCCTATCTATTTTTTAATAACAGTTTTAATTTTTCGTACCAATAGATACCACCTTCTCGTAGGTCTTCATTGGCCGTTCTTAATTTTTCTAATCGTTTGGTTAAGTCTTTTAACGATTTTTTATCTAACGTCTTTTTACGTTCAACTAACTTTTCTAATTTACTGATTACATTATCTATACTGACACAAGTATGATTAGGTATTTTAGGTGCCTTTTTCTTTAAAGACGTAAGTGTAATCTTCTTAGGCTGTTTAGGCATAAGTGTAAGTCCTCTTGTGGGTTAATTCAACAATGTTCGGAAGTAAAAAAAATATAAAATTATTAATAGTATTATTTATTATAGAGATAGGTTTTTCCTGTAAGTTGTTCTATGTCTTTTATCATTTCTTCCATATTAACTCTTACAGTTTTTCCAGTCAATTTATTTACTGACAAATATTCCCATTCACCATTTGCATTGTGAGGAGAGATTTTTGTTTCATTACCAGATTCATCTTTTACATACATCGCTGCTTTTTGTTCATAACCTGTAGCTGATGATGATGTGGTTTGCACATATAAATTACTTGCTGATGATGCTTGTTCAAGTTGAGCACCCCAAACTAAAAAGTTTGTTGCTGTTTGTGATTTGTCTCCATTGCCTGATATAACAATACGAGCTCCACCTGAATTAAGATTTGTTGCTGTTGCTGTAAAGGTATGACTAAATCGTTGCCAAGTTCCATCAAGTGTATAACTTATGGTTGTTATATCACCTGAATTATTATAATAACCTAGTCCAACCGTTTGACCACTTGTTCCTTTTACATATAATGAAAACGTATAATCATTTCCACTTGTGTAGCTCATATAAGCTTGTTGAATACGACCACCAGAAATACGATCTGCTGTTGTGTTACCATTTGGATCAGTCCCATCATTTGCTGTTACAACACCAGCTGCAGGTGCACCTACACCAGCATCTAACCATGTTCCACTTTGATCAAATTGCTCTGAATACAATGCATAGTTTGTAACACCACTTCCACTATCGGCATCTTTTGAATAGATAGAAGCACTCTCTGCTGTAATTGCTGGTTCTGAACCTACTCTTATTATACCTGGCATAAATCTCTCTCTTTACTATATTTATAATCTATCTCTTTACTATATTTATAAGAAATCCGCACAAGTTATCACTCAAGTTACTCGAAGTTTTGCGAAAAATTTTTTGCGTTATATACTAAACGATTCCCCACAGCCACAACTAGACTTACTATTAGGGTTCGTAATTACAAATTCGCTTTTAAAGGCCTCATCTATATAATCTAATTCTGTACCTAATAAGTAAAACTCTAAATCCTTTGATATTAATAAAACGTTTTCTAATAACATATCATTGTCTTCCTTATTATCTGTAAAAGACCATTCATAATTAAAACCTGCACACCCACCTCCCTTTACATCTAAACGTATGTAACGAGATTTGTTTTTCAGTTTAACTTGAAATAGACGCCACTTTGCTGTTTCTGTAATTGTAATCATACTAGCTCTAGCACTTTCCTCTGGGACTCAACATAACTATGTATAATACTTTGTATCCTCAAAACTCTTTAGTAATGGCCATGTTAGGTTGTTCTTTACAGTCTTCGACCGCGGATGCGATTTTCTCTACATTATCTACTTTACAAGATACCGACACTTTGACACATCCGACTAATAGCACAAAAAATAGCACGAAAAAAATTCCTGTATATGAGGCTAAGGTTTTGCCTTGAGTTTGCGACCGTGATATATTCATATGTTACTTACTACTTTTATAGATTAGAAAGCCCAGCCAGTTTTAATAGTGTTTAAGTTAGTCTTCGCCTAATTATGGTCAATTGGGTTACCGTATGTGTGATACTCTTGTTGAGCACTTCTTGTGGTCGTTGTCTGTGATGATTCTATGATTTTATTGGCACTAATGGTTAACTGGCCTGTAGCGGCCATAGTAATGTCTTTACCTGCAAATAGATTAATATCACCACCTACTGTTTGAGGACCGTTTTGTGATGTAAAGGCAGATACATTGACGTTACCACCTTCTACTTGTATATTGACATTTGCATTAGGACCAATCTGTATATCATAGTTGTTACCTGTTTGGCCGTCTGCGTTAATAATGACTTTATGACGGCCACCTAAGGTAATATCTGAGTTCCCCTTAATGT